TTGCTAGCTTTCCGCCGCCCCCTCCAACACCAACAAACGCACAGCTTATTGCGCTTGGGGCCCTATTTTCAGGGAGCATCTGCTCATCCTGAGAAACAGGATCATCATCGTATGCTTCGACAAAGTCAAAATCATCAAAATCACCCATATCCGAAGAAGCCTCAGCTACTGGGGGTGCTGTATCTGCAACATAGCTTGCAGTTTCTTGATGCCCAGCAGGTTGCTGCACTTGAGTTTCAATCTGCTGAGTTGCAGGCTGGGACTGATCACTTGCAGGCTGTTGTTGCTGAGTCTCCTGTGCTGTACCGTGACCCTCATTTCTTATCTTGTTTTCTTCCATTATTTCTTGCATGTGCTGCTTTGCTGCTTGCTTGTAAAAATTGTCAGACATTTTTTCTTTTTCTTCCTTTTTTATATCTTTATTCTCATCAGAATAAAATATAGAATTCATACTTGATTTAACTGTACTAGCCATTACTCTATTTATCCAATTATATCTATTGCCTTAGCTAATGTAATCAATTCTAATTATTCTTTAGCTAGAAGTGAATCTATGGTTGCATTCATCATTGCTTGCGAAAAACCTCTTTGATATTCAACTATTTTTAAATCTCTATCTATGTAGTACATTGTCGGATATGCCTCAACCATCCAGCCCACTTGACTTTCTAAATCTATTAGGCTGCTGTCCCCAGCCAGGACTGGTGAAGTTGTAATTCCAAAATGAGTTTCCCACTCTACCAGCAGATCCTGAGTCGGGGGCAATCTATCGAACCCTTCCAATAGAACTGTAACATATGTAAATCCTAAATGACCGTGCTCATCCTGCAATGGCTGAGCATCGAATGCTAGCATTTGACAGTAATAACACCATGCCGTGCTAAAATCTAGGACTATGATATCACCTTTGAAATCATGTAAATTAACATCGTCTCCTCGCGAATCTACCAGCGTAAAATCACATGCAAAATCACCAATTTCATAACCACAGGGAATCTCAATTTCCTCTTCGATAGCTTCCTGACCTGCATTATCAGTAACTTCTAGTTTACTAGGCTCACATCCTAAAATAGATAAAAGTGATAAAAGAATAATATTTTTCATAATTGCTCCCTAGTAATAACTATTCAGCAACAAAGATGTAATATTGCATAAACCAGATATTAAAAGCTAAAAAGCTATAGGAACATAAAAATGCATGACACAACAAAGATGAAAGCAAACTTTAATCTAATCGCTCCTTTTGGACCAAGGATAGGAGAATTTACATTAAACGACTACGTTACTGAAGCGATGCTAGAGATGACTGACGAAATGCTTCTAGACTCGACAAGGCAAAGTCATGGTGAACATCTCGCAGGACAAATTAACGAAGAAGTGACAATACCAAGAGAGACATTTATTGACACAGGCCTATATGCTTTTTTTAATCAGATTACACATCATTATGTATCAGAGTTTATAGAAGACCATAGCAGCCTAAGAACTGCAATCACAGAAGCATGGATAGTTAGTCAATACGAAAATGAATATAATCCTGCCCACTGGCATGAAAACTGCTCTGTGTCAGCAGTTATGTATCTTAAAGTTCCCGACCTCTCAAAAAGAAAAATTACAAGCAAGCGGCAAAACCCTGATGGTGAAATTGTTTTTATCAATAAAAGCTCGATTCCTGGTCGTACTTTTGAAAATGCATTGGTCAATTTTAAACCAGAGGTAGGAAAACTATACATGTTCCCATCTTATCTTTTGCATGCTGTTTACCCATTTCAAGGAATCGGTGAGAGAAGGAGCGTTTCATTTAATGCTGTACATGAAACAGACAAACATGACAATATGAGCGCAAAGCTATAATTACACAAATAAAAAACGCCTACGTAGTAGGCGTTTTCAGTATTAAATACCAGAGGATATTTAGATCTTAGCTAAAGGGTGTGGCTACGTTATCCTTACCAAGCAGTCTTCCCTCGACATACCAGCCAGCTGTGCCTCCGAGTGCTACACCAACAAGCTCGACAATGTCTCCGCCAAGACCGCCTGTGGTTCCACCGTTAAGGGTGATAACACGATCATCCGATCCGTCTGGTGCAAAACCTAAACTCTTTGAAGCAGTACCATCAACAAGGTCAAGAATTGTAACGAAACCAGACAGCAGATAGCCAGATGGTGACGTAATGACGTGATTGTTAGAAGTAACACCGGTCATACTGACAATCTTAATTCTATCGCCGGCCGTAGGGGTCGGAAGTGTAACTGCACAACCATCAGCTTTTGTTACTAGGTAAACATAACCAGCTGCTGCAGTGAAATTAGTGGTTTGTGCTGAAGTTCCATTCGGATAGAAGTTTGTCATTTTAGCAACTTGACCAGTTACCTCTACCTGTCCTTGTAAATCTGCTGTTGACTGAACAACTAGACCTGATCCCGACTCTTGGACGAGTCCTTTTCCGTCTGTAATTTTAACTGTTGGCATAATCTTTCTCCTTTGTCCACAAGGTTCCGACTCGCTGGTGGGGTCAGCTGATTATATGAGCCGGGCCTACCAATATATAGTACCCTCTCATGGTAAAAACCACAACATACAAAATAAAAGGGCGACCTTTTCAGGTCGCCCTTAGTATTAACCAAACCTACGGTTTAGATAACGTTCATGTCCATGCATGTAACTGTTCCGTAGAAGTCAGCGCGAACCATCTTCTTGCCGTAGCGAGTCATCACGCCCTTGCGAGGTGTGAAGTCTTCTGGGGCGAAGATAGTAGGTGTGACGATCAGTGGAACGTAAGGTGCGTATACGTATCCTGTTTCAAGATAGCTTCCACCCTTGTAGCCGACGAGAATCTTGTTCCTTGGGAAGTAAGGATCCTTGTAGACTGTAAAGCGGTTGCTAAGAGAACCAATCGGTGTAGCACCAAGCTGGAATGGATTACCAACCTGTCCGTCGCCGTCAAGGCTAAGGTTAGGCTTGTAGAGCACTGATGCCTCGAAGATTGTTGCAACATCAGGTGAGCAGACAACGAAGTTCGCAGAGCCACGAAGGGTCTTTCTGTGAATCTCGTTAGCAACATCGATGATTGTTTCAACAAGTGTCTCGTACCACTCGCGGACCGTACCTGTGAAGGAAGGACCACCAGCAAGAGTTGAGGACATTGTAGCCTCTGCTCCAGTCTTCTTGTTAACGAACTTACCAGGTGCACGTGACCAGTAGTAGTTAGCGCCTTGTGCCTCTGTGAGTAGATCGTTAAGAATCTCACGGTCGATCTCAAGAGCAATTTGCTCGGAGAGGATCTGTGTAAGCTCAACTTCAGCGTCAAGGCTGTGGTAAGCATTAAGATCCTGAGCAAGCTCTGGAGACCAGCGAGCACGGAGCTTACGGGTCACAGCTGTCACAGCGACTGACTCAATCTTGATATCAATCTCTGGGATGGCTGGAGAAGCATCGCCAGTTGAGAAGTCAGACTCAAACGAAGGAATCGTGAGAGCAGAACCATCATTACTATCGATGTTCAAGCTAGCACCAACAGCGTATGATGCTGTAATACCAGGCTGGTTAAGAGCTACGTTTGTTCCAAGTCCAACGTTTAGTATCGGTACAAGGTTACCAGAAACGATACAGAGGAGTGCAGCGTTGCTATCACCAGGCTGTGTCATAGCAGCAGGTGTAAACCTACCGTTACTGAATGTTCCAACTTGGTTCAACCTTCTAAGGTTAATGACGTTCTTACCGCCCTGGAATGTTCCCTGATTATTTGGAATGCCAGTAACACCAGCGGTGGAAGCATTATTTACAAAGAGTGAAATATCCTTAACTTGGGTTGTGTCGAGGTTTGTGAAGTTTGCCTTAGTATAATCAATAACGACTGCAGACCAGCGGCCGACACCGTCATATTTACTATTTTCAACATCCTCTTCGATAAGCGAAGTTACCTGGGGATCGAATTGAAGAAGCTTACCATCAGAACCTGTTGCATGAAGGAAGCCTCCAGCTGTTATCTCAGTACCAGCTGCGTAAGAACCTGATGCGAGCACGCCACCCTTGGCAATGACAGAGGTCGTGTGGACCTTTGTATAAGATGCTCCAACAAGATCGTACTGTCCACCAGTTCCAAGTGATCCGCTTCGGACACCCTTACCAGTTGGGTTGTTATAGATTGAATCTCCCCTTCTGAAGGTCTCAGCACCTAAGCTACCCTCATCTCCTGTAGCAAGTGCGGCGTCACCACCGACGTTACTACCATAAGTGTAATCCAGATAGAAGAGCAGTCCGGAAGGAAGGCTCATGGGTTGAATAGAAACTAACTCGTTAGCAACCAGACCGCCGAATACACGACGAACGATTGGGAATGCGATGTTAGTGAAACCTCTAATGTCTCCAGAAGAGGAAAGACCACCCGCTCCAGTTGAAAGCGAGTTTTGCTCCCGAAGGAGTTGTGCGGCTTGATTCTCAAGAAGCTGCGACATTGCAGTTCTTGAAGTATCTTCTAAGCCGCGGAGTAGACCTGTTCTGGTCCACTTTTCCATTAACCGATTGTTTTCAGCACCCATGTTTCTG